CATCACCGGTTGGTTCACGCCACTCAAATGGTACACCTAAGCTAGCATATACACTTTTCCACAGTTTTAAATTGTGATTGCAACGCCTTATTATAGCGTCAGCATGCTTCATTCCATCAAATTCCATCAGTGTTTCCTTTGACTAACATAGGCTTCTCTGTCAAATACCGCTTTACACGGCATATTATTCCGTTGTATTTCACTGAGTTTATTAAAGTCTGCCATTGATATGTCATATTGCTTATATCCTACAAATCTACCTTCAAGTTTTAAAATCATTAGATCTTTCTCCCATTGTAAATAGTCAGAATATTCCATTTTATCAACAAAACGGAAACCTTCTAAGAAACTGTATACTTCTATTACCATAATAGTATTTATTTACTTTATAATCTGTTCTGCTAACGCACAACAGCAAACATCAACATAGCTAAAGCTATGTTATCAGTTTATTTTTTTATTTCAAACTCATTAATAAGATATTACTTGAAGTTGAAGTCATAGTCACGCTATTACTAGCGTAAACTATAAATTTGGTTACTTGAAGTATCCGTCATTTACTGTATTAACTTAACCCAATGGGAAAGGCAGGTTTTGCTGTCTCCTTTTACAAGCGTGTCTCTTTTAACGCAATGCATTACAACCAATACAGAAGTTACTGTAATGCACATGAGGGCTGAATTGTGTATCCCTCTCACTTAGCCAATATTAGTATATATTTGCCACACCATTAAGACAAGAGAAAAGCAATACTCCATTGGGAGCTTCTTTTAAGGCATCCTGCAAAACAGGGTAGTCTCTTGAATCAGATAATAAGCAATCTTAACTTACCCTCTCTATTAGGAAGGGATTCAGTAGCACTATCAGTTGCCGTGCTAGGCTTAATCTTATTTGTAAGGGTTCTGTAGGGGGTTGTTTGTATTAGCCAGTGTTAGTATTATAGTGTAACTTACTTATTATGTTTTGTCAACCAAAATCAAATAAACCATTGTTATTAGTAGGTTCTGGTGTATTCATTTTGTTCATTAAATCGTCAAACATCTCGTCTCTTGTTTCATAGTATGAACCACTACAATTTTTAAGACTATCAGCATTAATAATACCTTTTTTCTCATCTTTAAATTTAAGTCCATCTAACACAATACCGTGCTTTGATTTTATAACATCAATCCAATCTTGTGCATTATGCATTTTCTTTCCATTAGGAAGCATTGGATATACATAAGTCTTATGTTGCTCAAATTCATCACTAACAAGTATTACTTCATAATACTCATTACCGTATTTGCTTTCTCTAATCTCGTAATCAATTACATAATGTTTCATGTTTTTTTACCCCTGTTAAACATTGCTTTGATCTTTTCAGCAGTAATTCGTGGGGTATGCTCAGCCGTTATTTTAGCCATAGCTAAATCTATTTCTCGTTGTATTTCTTTTTCTGTTTTTTTGTTTTTCATAACATTCTCCTTATTATGTATTTACCTAAAACCGCAAAAAAACCCTAGTTACAGAATCTATAGAGCGGAGGCGTATATATATTATAACACAGTATGGGGTTTTGTCAACCTTTAGCCAAGTAAAAGCCCCCTTGCGGAGGCTTTTGAATATAAACTAAGAACATTTGGAGAATGTCGCATGTTGTAATTATTGAGTAATATACATCGGTTGCATTAGTTTATAAACGTGAAAGGCCTTGTATAACATTATATTTGATTGGAGTCATATATGGCTTGTAATAAAGCCCTTCACAAATGTATTTATGACATTTGTTTTCTCTTCTTCTTTAAGTGATAATATACGTTTGGGACAGTAAAGTTAAGCACCTTAGCTATTTGTTTTGTGCTACAGTTTTGATTATTATATAAATCCCATACAGTGTCACTCATTTTAGAGTCTTCTTTTATTTTAAACACTGGAATTACTGGAGGTGGTAGTTCTTTAGTCCACTCCTTTGTTCTATTATCTATTTCCATTGGAATATTAGCTTTGATTCTATGAGTGCATGTAAAATGACTTAGTGGTCGTTTGGTTGGTAAGTTGTGTAATGTTAGCCATTCATTAATGCATAATGCATTTGTGGCTATTGCAAGTCCGCCTTTATACATATAGTATATGCTGTAACTGCCGGGTATAGATTCACGCAATGGGATTGTTAAGTAAACAAAGTGACTGAACTTTCTATAAATTTCTGGTTCTATGTCTGCTTTTAATACACGTTTAATCTCATGATGTAATAATACGGTCTGGGGTTTTGGTCTCATAATATACTTGTCTCTCTTCTTAATTAAAATGCTGTTAGTGGTGCTTGTTGAGCGTCTAAGAGGCTAGTAAGTTCCACCATCGATTACGTTACTGTTCTGCCATTGTGCTTCTGGTGTTGTTGCAGTTCCATCTCCAGCACCTATTCCGGTTGCTGTAAACACTGTGCCAATAACACTATCAGCGGCACCAATTAATGTAAAGTCTGTTGTTCCTGGAACTAATATAGTATATTCAGTGCTAACTATAAATGGTGTAGTTACAGTCTCTAAACTATCTGCATTATATTGTAATAAGTGTCCATTTGCTACAGCGTTTGCACCTGTCTTTTCAATTACAATATCTTTTAATATGCCAACAGGTGCTTGTGTTACAACATCTTGTGCTGTAGGAAGCATTACCATTGAACTGCCGTCTAGTCTTATCTTACTCATATGTCATTACCTTATATTTGTATACTTGATTCGTATTCTGTGCAAATAAATTCAAATGTATTACCCTGTTGAAATGTTATTTCTAATACTCTAAATAATTTATTTGCTGCACTATCCCAACCAAGATCTTCTTGCACAATCTTTACAATGTCGCCACATTCAACTTTAAGAGCTTGATGGTTTGCAATAAATGACGCCGAGGTTTGATATCTACTGTTATCTATTCTGTATTTGTTCAATCTGCTAACATAGGCTGGATTAGTTGTCATTTGATAATCTACTTTTGATTCTAATACTGTTCCATTGTCTTCGTCTAGATAATTTGTTCCATCGTTGCCTATGTAAGTAACTTCAACATTATCTACATAATTTAATGCAGGTGAACTATCTACGTATCCTGATGTAATTTTGTTATACATACCTGTCTTTGTTGGTTTACTAATACTAACTGGTCCTAATATGTTATCTTTGTTAAATTCAAAAACACTAGTTTCGCCTTGCTTTCGTGGCACAAGTTTATATTTTCCGGCTGAGTAAACTAAACTACTATTACATGACAGTGTTAACATTTCCACATTATTGTATATTCTAGCAGCTGTTGGAATTACTCCATTAAATTTAATACCACTGCCACCATTAGCACTAGCATAATGAATTCTTGCAGCTTTGAAACTTTCTAAGTCAATGTCTAATCCAGCATAATATGATCCGTCTGGTTTATGATCTAATCCTTTGCCGTATCTTGTGCTTACAAGATAATCGTATATAACATCTGCTGGGTTTTGTGAATCTCCAACTGTATAATAGGCTGGAACATTGTCTTCAGGATTCGTTAAGCCTGGCGTTAATGCACTTACCATTAAAATAGTCTTACCTTGCACAACTACTGTAATTACAGGCACACCACCTGCATAAGCATCTGCATTTGCTTTTAATTTAATAGAAAAATAAGCCACGCCGCCTAATTTAGCTGTAGATGGCCAACGGTCGGCCCCACTACCAACACTGTTTTGTATCATAGTATCAACAGTTTGACTATCTCGTCCATCGTGGTAATTAATGCTAATTTCTGCACCACTGTATTCATTTCCTGATTGAAATCCATTTAATGAGTAAGCGCCATTTGATTCACTGTAATTGCCAGTCGCACCGCCACCATAACTATTATGCTCCCAAACACGGACATCACCAAATAATACTTGCTTTGGTATGCCTGTCCACCCTTCAGCTATCACTATTATCATATTAAAGAATTCATTTCCGGTAGGTGTATTGTCAACAGTTCCATTTCCGTTTGATGTTTCAACATATACTCTTGTTCCACCTATTCTATGAGTTCCATAAATTACTGGAATGCTTGCGTTGTTTGAACTTCTGTTAACTAATAATCTACTTGCAACAGAGGCTGCAATACTGGCGTCTCTTGCATCTTTGGCTGCCTGTTCAGCAATTAATCTTTCTTGTTCTCTGGCTGCCTCTGCGGCTCTTTCTGCTGCGGCTCTGGCTGCCGCTTCTGCTTCCCGGCGCTGACGATCTCTTTTATCTTTTCCGGTAATCTTATCAATAACGTAGCTCATTAAATTCTCCTAAACCTTTTTGCATAGCCACTAGGACTATGATCCAAATCAACGTCTTCTAACAAATCTTTACGTATGCCATCATTATTTTCCATAACACACCATGCGAACCCTTGAAATATTATAAAACCAGTATAGTGTGTTTTATTATAATACCACCAAATATCACCAGCTGCTGGCAATTCGTTTCTACTTATTTCTTTATACTCAGGATTATTAACTTCAAATTCTTCTAGACTGTATTTTTTTGCAAACCTCAACATGTCTCTTTTACTAGCATATTTGCCTTTAATATCTTTAGTCCAATTGCCTCCAGTTAATCTATCAATCCAGTCAGCAACAAATAAAACGCAATCAAATTCTCCTAGACTGTATTTTTTAAATCTTATCTCACTTAAATATTGTGCTAATAGCAATTTGTCGTTTTCTATTATCATTTTGGTGGTTCCTGCCAAGTCACGTCTTTCATTATTTTATCAGCATGAACAAATCCAGTATCAGTGCTAAATGCTGATATACTTTGTTGTGAGTTTGTATTTGATTTGCGTCCGTTGCTACGTGTAAAAGTAACCCAATGTGAACTTACATTCATTGACACACTTACTGTTCCTTCAGGATCATTATTAAGTGCTACCGCATTTATTTGCCCTTCAAATACTTTTATTGATCCTAATTGATTAAATCCTAAATCAAAATATACTCTGTATCTATTAACTGGTTGATCAATATATGTAGTTGTAGATTTCATAAAAGTTTGCATAATTGATTCTGGTGGGCTATATCCACTTACATCCTGTCCACCTATAGCATCTTTTTCATATGGTGCAATGCCTGACAAATCTATAGTCAATTCTGGTATTGACATTTGCATGTTTTCTTCTATTTCGCCTATTCGTAAGAATTGACCAAATGAGTTGTAGGTGTTGTCAACACCATCAATATTAAGAATAACCTGTTTAGGTGCATCTGTAAATCTGTATACAACAACATCTTTAGCAACATTTTGAATTGTTGTAACATCTACGCAATCATAATATACAACTACTTGTTTGCTGATGTTGGCTACTAGTGCCGCGTTCATTCCTCTATCTGCCATTGTTTATAATTTCCATTCGTCTAATTCAAAGCTAACAGTTAGGTTGTATAGGCCATTAACTCCAACACTATATAGGAATTCGCTTTCGTTTAGTGTAACAATTACGCTGTTTGGACTAGTAGTCCAAGGATCGCCTGCTGATTGATCAGTTTTAATTGGGTATGATAATCTAACTTTTGCTTCTCCAAATGCGTTTGCATTTGCTGTGCTTATAATAGTATTTATCTCACCATTACAATCGCCATTTGCACCAACAATTGTGTCGCCTTGATTAAGTGTATCACCTGTTCCTAACCCTTCTAACAATATAATTAATCCTTTATTAGCATCACTAACATCAACACCATCTTTTAATCTCAAGCTGTTTGCTGAGTTATTACTGTTGAAGTTTTTCCATAATATGTTGTTTCCATTTTGCACTAAATCCAATGTCATTGGAGTTGCTTGTCCACGTGCCGCTTGAACAATAGCATGATATTCTTTGAATTGATTTGCCGTCATTGGCGGGTATTCTAATTCAACTCCCCACCTTATATAACCTGAACTTTTAGCATATTTTATACCTGACTGGCTTCTTGTTATTGCAGCTGGTTGGGCATATGTTATTTCTGCATGCATTGGTGCTATTGTATTAGGCCATTTTTTTAATGTATCTTCAGCGCCGTTAAGCCATTCATCATCTGTGTCCCAAGTGTCTGCGGCTTCTAATGCTGTTGGTGTTGCAGGATATGTATCTGCGGCATCTTGTTCTATTTCAAACATAACAAAGTCACCTGAATTTCCATAACCACTTCCGCCACTTCCACTAGCACCTGTTACATAACCACCACTGTTAGTAGATATTGTAATACTTGCAAGTGTTGTAGCAATTGAAACTGTTGAACTGCCTTGTTTCCAAAATCTTCCGTTGGCTTTAATACGTGCTGAACCTACATATGTGTTTATAGCTTGACGTTGTCTAAACTGTTCATTTCCTGGTGTAATTACTGTAGCACTACTAATTCCACCTGATGCGTTTACTGTGCCTCTAATCATTGGTTTATACCATATATCATATATTGCTATGTTTCCACTATATGAGTTGTTTTTTAGATAGTATTTGAATCTACTACAATTTTCCATTATAGTGTTTTCACTGCTTGAAAATGTGTTGGCTAATGCTTTGTAGTTTCCGCTTTTTAAACTTGTAATTCTTCCTTTAAATCCAGTTGATGATGTGCCTAAGTAATTAGGATCAATAAACTGTGGATTACTTGTATCTGGATATTGTAATATATTAATCATTTTATATGCCCGCCCTACCGCGTTTTCTATACGCTTGGTTAATCATTCCTACGATTTGTTGTTTCTGTCCTAATATGAAATCAGTGCCTGTAGCTGGGTCTATGGCATTAATATTAAAGTTAACTGTTAATCCACCACCACCACTATCACCGTTGTTTCTACCTATGCTTCCATTACCACCTGGCGTAAACATCTCAGGGCCATTTTCTCCGACCATGTATGACTTGCCACCAGTAACTGGTCCACCAGCTGCTCTAAATAGTCCACCCAAGAATCCACCTACGCCTGGGATGAAACTTAGTAGTCCACCTATTATGCTACTGCCGCCTCCACCGCTGCTGCCCATAAGTTTGCCAAGTATGCCACCAATTCTGCCTGATCCACTTAGTGCGTCTTGAACCATAGTCAACATAGTTGACTTAAAGAAGCCACCAAATGATCGCATATCAGTTTTACCACCGTGTAATGATTTTCCAATAGAGGTTTGAAATTTATTCATTGCTGGAACCATTGTGCCAGTAACTCCATTGCCCATCTTTTCTGTTTCATTAACAGTAACATCTTTCATTCTAACAAACTCATCAATGATTGCGTCAACCATATCTGGGATAATTGAATTATGAACTGCTTCGTCACCTGTTTTCTTAAAGATACCTAATACACTATCTTTCCAACCGTTTAGTTTTTTCTTTGTTCCTTCTACCATGTCGCCCATTTTACCAACAATAGCATCTTTCATTTTCTTAACTTCTTCTGGAATTGCTTTAATCTTTGCAATTAGTTTAACAAAGAAGTCAACAAGTCCTTGTATAGCATCTCCTGCTATTTTAAATCCGTCTTTTAATAATGGAATTGATTTTTCTACTAGAGGTGTAATTGCTTCAGCAACGAATCCAATTACTTCAAATAACTTACTCATTATTGGCCAAATAACATCTGTTATTAGTGTTCCCACTAAAGATAGTGCTGGTTTAAGTTTATCAAACGCACCAGTTACGCCCTTAATAATGTCTGGCATTTTAGCCATTACCTTCTCTGCTAGTTCTACTAATACTGGTAGCATAGGCGTAATAGCATCAGTCATTAACTGACCCATGCCTTCTTTTAATCTTCCTACTGTGTCATTAAACTTTTCTGCGTTAGCGGCTGCATCAACATTTACAATATTTGTATTTGCTGCAACATCGTCTAGTGTTGCTTGTAAACCTTCTGCACCGTCTTGCATTTTTGCAAACTGTTCTTGTATCAATGGACCTGCACGTCCACCAACAACCTTTGCAAATTCTTCTGTAGTAATAGTGCCTTCGTTAAGTGCATTCATCATTGCCTGTAGTAGCTCTGGCCCTGATTTCAATTCACCATTTGAATTCTTAATACTATCACCTAACTTATCAGTAACTGCGGCAAATGATTTCTGCCCTTCTGTTCCTGCTTTAAGTCTTGAATTTGTTTGAAGCATAGCTCTATCAAATGT